TGCCAATGGCGGTACAGGACAAACTACTGCTAATACAGCATTTAACGCTTTAGCACCTAGTCAAAGTACTAATTCAGGTAAGTATTTAACTACTGATGGCACTAACACTTCTTGGGCAACTGTTGCTGCTGGTGCATCTGTTTCTGCGGCTAACACTTGGACAGCCACACAAACATTTAGCGGATCAACAAGTACCTTTGGCGCAGTCTTAACCGACACCGCTGAAACAGTTAACGTAGTAGCTGCTGCACCCTCTGCAACAACTAATCTTTATGTCCAGTCTGGCTCAGTTCAATACTACACAAGCAATGCGGCTAACAACTTTGTTGTAAACTTGGCGTTCTCTAGCGGTACTTCAATGAACACAGCATTGGCCACAGGTCAATCTGTTACTGCTGCTTTGGTGACTACTCAGAACGCTACAGCTTATTACGCAACATCTATTCAAGTGGATGGAACTACATCAGGTGTAACTACAAAGTGGATTGGTGGCGCACCTACTGCGGGTAATGCTTCTGGACTTGACGTCTATAGGCTAGCGGTCGTAAAAACTGGTAGTGCTACATACACAGTATTGGCTTCATTGACTCAGTTCAAATAAGGAGTAAATATGCCTTTACAACAGACTTCTGGCAACGTCACGGCAGACGCTTATGGTGGTGGTGTAGCTGCTGTTCCTAACTACATAGAAGAAGTGTTTTCTTGTTTTCTTTTTAATGGCACAGAAACATCAAACTCTATTGTAAATAATATAGATTTATTAGGTAAAGGTGGTTTGGTGTGGGAAAAACAAAGAAATTCAGTAGGAAGTAATTTACTATATGACACAAACCGTGGCGCAGGCTATTTTTTAAGTTCAAACTCGCAATCGCCAAGTCAATATGCTGCTCCTACTCTAACATCATTTAATTCAAATGGTTTTACCCTTGGAACAAATGCCGCAGCAAATGGAATTGGAGTTACTTATGCAAGTTGGACATTTAGAAAAAAAACAAAATTCTTTGACATAGTATCTTTTAGTGGTTCAAGTTCTCCTCAAAACATAACACATAATTTAGGTTCTGTTCCAGCTTGTATTTTTGTTAAAAATATTTCAAATGAATTTGTAGCAAATGATTGGTGTGTTTATCACCAATCACTTGGTGCAACTAAAAGTCTTTTTTTAAATAACACAGCGGCTTCTGCAACTTCATCAAATTATTGGAATAATACTTCTCCTACTTCTTCAGTTTTTACTGTAGGAACAGGGATAAATACAAATAACTCTGGCGACACATACGTAGCCTACCTATTCGCCCACAACGCAGGAGGCTTTGGTCTGACTGGTACAGACAATGTGATTTCGTGTGGGTCTTATACGGGAACAGGAGCCGCTGGCAATGTAATTACTCTTGGATATGAGCCTCAATGGATTTTGGCAAAAGCAAGTTCTGGTGGCTCGGCTGGAACTCAATATTGGCAAATGTACGACACAATGCGTGGAATGTCTGTTGGTGCAAGTAATGATGCGGCTTTATATCCAAATGTAGCAAATGCTGAAGCAACAGGACAAAATGGTTATTCTCCTACTGCAACTGGTTTTGAAACTGATGGAAGTAACAGCAATTTATCAGGTGTTCAATACATCTACATAGCCATTCGCAGAGGCCCGATGAAAGTGCCTACGGATGCGACTAAGGTGTTTGCGCCTGTTGCTTATTCAGGTAGCGGTACGGCACAAACAATAACAGGTACAAACAATCCTGTTGATTTATCAATATTAACTATACGAGACAATGGCGGTAGTGGTGGGGATAAACTTTGGAATGATAGATTGCGTGGCGCACAACAAACTTTGTATTCAAACTATACGCAAGCGGAAGTTACGCAGTCAAATTATGTTACAGGTCTTAATGTTCAATTTGGTGAAAAAGTAGGTACAGGATTACCTGTTAATGGTTCTGGTGTAACTTATGTTTCTGAAATGTTTAGTCGCGCCCCCAGCTTCTTTGATGTGGTTTGCTATACAGGGGATGGAACTAATCAGTTCATTAACCACAATCTTGGTGTTCGCCCTGATTTGTACATTGTTAAAAGACGTTCTGCAACCGCAAATTGGGCAGTAACAGTAAATGGTGTTGCTGGTGATTCTGTTGGCTTGTTAAACAGCACAAATGCTTTTGGTGGCTCGGCTTACGACAATGGTTATTTAGTTAACGGAACTGTCCCTGCTTCAAACTTTGGTGCGGGTTTTGGTATAGTTAATAACGATGCTGCAAACGCATCAGGTTCAACCTATGTTGCCTACCTATTTGCCACTTGTTCTGGTGTTTCCAAGTGCACCGCGTTTACTGGTAATGGTTCTACTCAAACCATCAATTGTGGTTTTACGAGTGGCGCAAGATTTGTTATGATTAAGGCAACAAGCACTACAGGAAACTGGCTGATTTTTGACACGGCACGCGGCATGACTACTTCAACAGACCCGTGGCTTGCTTTGAATAGTACAGCGGCTGAATCAGCAACAACTGGTGCTTGTACCACTACCTCTGTTGGTTTTACAGTTGATGAATCAAAATTAACTGGTGTTAATACTAATGGAGTAAGTTACATAGTGCTTGCGGTGGCGTAATGGAATACATCTACATTATAGAAAACTCCAAAACAGGCAAGTTTTACATTGGTAGAACGAATGACCCTGCACAACGAAAGCGTGCGCACTTCTCTGAACTTCGGAGAGGCGCACACGGCAATCCAAGGCTTCAGTATTCATTTAACAAGCATGGTGAACAAGCGTTTGAGTTTAAAGTGGTTGATTCTGCGACACCAGAACTAATCCAAGCAAAAGAAGCTGAGTGGTTCAAGGCTTTTGATGAAAACAAATCATATTTGTACAACTGCCATTTTGAAACATATGGTGGCCCAAAAATATGGAAACCACATACCCCAGAATCAAAGTTAAAGATTTCAGAAGCTATTAAAGATGGCACACGCAAGTACATCTTTGACATTCTTGATGAGCGTTATGCAGGAACGGGTGTAAAGGCATTGGCAAAAAAATATGGAGTTGGTGCTAATACTCTGCTTGACTACACTTCTGAGTGGGAGCAACTGCGTGGCTTAACAATGCCAAAAAGCGTACAAGAAGAACAATCAAAGCAACGAGTTGCTGAGTTTGTTAGGTTGTTTATGGTTGCTGGCGATGCGGCTTTATATGAGTTGAAATCAATTGGCGTATCACGTAAATCATTGGTCAAATATTTGCCTGACTTTGGCTTATCTTTTAAAGAAATTAACTTGATTAAATGGCGTGACGATGCAAAACAAAGAGCATTAGAGGCCATCAAGATGGTTAATGAAACAGGTTGCACCGCTTTATACGCCATGAGAAAGTGCAATGCTACTGTCTCAAGCTATTACAAATACCGAGGAGTTTAAAATGCAAGTAAGAATCAGACAGTCAGGCGCAGTCATGTACGAAAGTGAATTTCGTGCATACACAAAAGCCAATGGTGGCCCATCATGGGAGACAACAACAACTGAAGTCTTAGAGGCTTTGGGTGCTGATGTAGTCTTTGAAGGCCCACAAGCAACAGGTGGAACTGTTTACCAATACTCTCAAGCCTCTGGTGTTGAGCAAGTAGATGGTAAGTGGTACACAAGGTATGTGCTTGGCCCAGTCTTTATAGACCAAGTTGTAGATGGTGTAACTACTACTGCTGCTGAACAAGAAGCTGCTTACAAAGCACAGAAAGATGCTGAACAGGCCAAGTCTGTGCGTCAAAGCCGTAGTGAAAAATTAGCTGAGTGTGACTGGACACAAGTAGCTGATGCTCCTGTTGACAAAGCAGTATGGGCTACATATCGCCAAGCCTTGCGTGATGTTACTGCACAGTCTGGTTTTCCTTGGACTGTGGAGTGGCCTGTTAAACCATAATCTACTAGAATTGGGCCACTATGAGCGACTATTCAAGATTAAGAACCCCATTTACATCTATGAGTTTTACTCCTGATGTACCTAGTAATGCTTTGGGACCAAACGAGTACAACATCGGGAAAAACATTGAGGCTGATGTTCGCTCTATCAAAAAAATCTTTGGTGAAGCTCAGATTGCCTCAACCATTACTGATATGCCCATCTTTATTGAAGGTGGCTTTCGGTCTGAAACCTCTTGGGTATACATCGTAGCAACTCGTAATTCATCTAGCCAAGGCAAATGGTGGATGATTACGGCTACTGGCATTTCCAATATCACCCCTGGTGTTGGTGCCAATCCTTCTGTTTACCTGTCTGGTTATACGGAAGACACAAATATCACCTTTTCATGGGTTGGAAATGTCTTCTTTATCAATGATGCGATCAGTAATCCCATGTATTTCTTGCCTACAAGCAATGAAATTACAGTAACTTCTAATGCTGCATGGAA